GACAAGCCAGCGTGGTTACACGGGCAAGGCGGCGATCCCACAGGCGGGCAAGGGCTTCGCCAAGCTCAACAGAATAGATTTGTCTTGCATCCCAGTGGTTCTTAGCATCGTCAAGGTCATAGATCGCCGCTTGAGCAAGCGTCAGATCATCGACGTTGATAATGACTTCGTTCTGGGACAGTGAACCTTGGCCAGTTACGGCTGCGTTGACGGTGTGGTAACCGGCAACAGCGCGGCCAATGATCGGGAATTGAGCGGACTTGCCAGAAGTGATGGTCTTCTCAAAAGCAAGATCGCGGAAAACGCAAGCTCGCTTGAAAGCGGTAAGGACTTCGCCAGAGAACACCTTAAGGAATAGTGCGTTCTGCTGGTCATAAGTTCCAGCTACGCCGTTAATGGCGCCTAAGCGAGAGTTGGTGACGGACATGGCCGGTAGGAAGTTGAGAGGTTGGCGTTGTCGCTAACCACAGGGCTTTGCTCCCTGTTCAACTCACCTTTGGGTTGTCGCCGTAGCGGCCCTCAGCGTTGTTGGCTGGTTGTGCTGTGGCAATTATTACACGGTGTCAAGAGCATGGGCACGAAAAAGCCGGGGCAAACTGGCCCCGGCTTAGCATCCTTGCTTGATAGGCTTATCGACCCATGAATACAGCGGGGGATGCCGCAAGGCGGCGGGTCACGTCTTCGATGTAGGCCGGGTCAGCATCAACCCCTGAGTAGCGATAATCAGCCATGGCGGCTGTAACTTCCTGCTCAGATCGAAACGGCTTGACCGCATCCGATACAGCCTTGCCACCCATGAGGGGAGGCTCATAGCCGTTCTTCATCATGCGGTCGTACTGAATAGCCCGTAGGCTCATTAGCGCCAACTGCTCATCACCTTTAGTCAGGGCATCATTGAAAACCTGAATCCTTGCGGGCTCCAAGTTTTTACTGGCCCAGTCAGCCAGCTTGGCAAACTCAGTATCACCCCCAGCTTGGGCCAGTACAGCCCCAATGATCTGTTGCTGTCGCTCAGGGGGGATGGCCGGGGGCTGCTCAGCAGCGGGAGGGGTGGCCGGGGGAGGCGTGACCGGGGGCTCATCTGCTGGGGTCGCAGCAGCGGGAGGGGTGGCCTCGGCCGAGGGGGCAGCAGCAGCGGGAGGCGCACCCTTGAGTGCGGCAAGCTCAGCCCTCAAGCGGCCTGCTTCACTCTCAAGTTCTGAGTACGACTTAGCCAGTGCGTCTTGATTCTGGAACTTGCCCAAGATCAACGGTGTTGGCTCGCCGTATTCTTCTTTGATAAGTTCGGCCTTGGCTTGTTCCTGCCGTGCCTCTTCGGATACTCCGTCAAAACCGACCTGAGATTCGTTGCCGTTGTCGTCGATAAAGATTTCCATGTTCAGCCTGTGACGATGAAGTTGCCGCCGTCAGGATTGGGATGCAACCTGACAGGGTAATAGAACTCAGTTCCGTCCGGCACTTCTGTAGCGGGATCAGAGTCGTTGCGAACAACCCCGTCAGTAACAATGAAGTTTCCGCCTATGCCATCGGGAAACAATCTTTCCTCGGGGCTCAACTCAGGCCCGACGGCCTCAGCCTCAGTGCCTGCCGCTTCGATCAACGACTGAACTTGAAAGATCAGTTCATCTTTGAGCGTTGCTTCATCAAGCACAGCACCAAACCGATCTGCCGCATAAGCAACAAGTTCGGGCTTGGTCAGTGTGGCTAGGTCGGGATCAGGCCATGGCTGGCTCTGCTCCTGCGGGGCCGGGGCTTGGCGGCGGCTGCGGGGTGACATTGGTACCTTGTTGGGCTAGTTGTCCAGCCAACTGTAGCTGCTGTTCCTGATTCGATCTAGCTTGTAGATCCTTGTCAGTGAGTAGCAGATCCTTAGTAGCCACTCCCTCTGCGGCTGCTGCTCGCCTCAGCCCTTCTAGTGGGTTGGTGTACTTGGCCACTGCGTCAGGACCGTAAGCCGATTGAGCGAATGAGAAGAATGAAACAAGTCGCTGCTTATCACTGCCTCGCCCAATGGCATCGGCGCCTGCTGTGATCTGTGGTTCGACAAGACCATCAGGTATTTGTATCAACTCACCACCAACCTTCATCATATGCATAACACGACGGATAAGGGGAAGTTGCAGTTCATCACTGAGCAGGGTATATACCCCGCCGAATGATTCCTCAAGCATGTTGACCATGATCTTTAACTCTTCCGCAGTCACCCGCTCAGCATCACGTTGGATGGCCTGAGTAACGAGGAAGGCAAAGTTCAGTCGTCGTTCAATCCCCTGCATCAGGGTGAGGGCTGTTTGATAGTCAGACTGTTTCCCAACGTTGAGAGCCTTAACATCATTCTCATCGCCGGGAACAAAGTCAAAGTTGTTTGCCCTGTTCAGAGCGTCGGCCCTGGTAACACCATTAGGGTTGACCAGAAAGATCGTCTTAGCTGATCCAAGCCCAGCCTGTGTAATGGCCTTGGAAAGTTCATTGTATGAGGTGAGGTCGCCAAGCAGTTCCTCAACAAGTCCAGTTCCGTAGAAGCTGCCTGAGACTTTGTTCAACCTGAGGGCAATCCATGGTGACTTGTCGAAGGAGGAGAATCCAGCCGTCCCCGACAGCACCTGATCGTTGTATTCCTGATGCCAGGTAACAGCCTTGTCGCCACCATCGGGATCGTACTTAATGTGCGTGTAAAGATCATGCGATTCAGTTGACTCTGATGCGGCAGTGCCAGACAGGCCAGCCGCAATCCGTTGTGCGACTTTCGGCAAGTAACGCTGGCTCAGCCTTTCCTTTACAACAATGTCAGTCAGGTTGTCATCAGCATCACGATCACCAACGATTGAGCGCAGTCCATAAAACCTGATGCCTGTGTCCTTCACATAGAGAAGGCCAGTGCCACCGCAGGCAAGATGCTTCATCGCCTCAAACAATGAAGCCCGTGCCTTCATCTTATCCAGCTTGCGAAGGATCGAAAGCTCGGTGGTAGCCAGGAACCCATCAACTTGCGTGATGATCCCCTCAGGGTTCCCTCGTTGCTGGGCCTGTTCCTCAATCGCGGCCTGATCCATGGTCAACCGAAAGAACGGCTGAGAGTATGGAAACAACGCATTGAGCAGTTTGGCCGATACGTTGCTCAGCCCACGCGACCCGATGGATTGGTAGAGATGGCGTGACGGTCTGGATTCATCAACTCGCGTTCGCTTATCAATGTCGGTCGTTGGGATCAGCGTTGGGATAGTGAGCCGTGAACAAGCAACGGCCATGTCGAGGTATGCACTCCTATCCCCCTCAAGATCAGCCCATCGCGCACTTGCCGTTGTCATTCAACCGGGAGGATTACAGTCCCCCCAGAGTAACGCTACCTTGCCCGTTGCCCAACAGTGAGGGAGCGATGATCCTCAACTGGGAGAGAGTGTTTGCAGCAGCGTTGCGGCCACCAGTCCTGAAGTCCCCAAGTCGAGGGGCAACAGCAGTCCTCTCAGGATCAGGCAGTGTTGCCGTAGCCTGCCTTAACTGGGATTCATAGGATGAACGCATCGCATCCATCTGACTGGAACTCTTGAGCATGTAGCTATCAAAGCTAGACTTTTGATCTGCCAGTGACTTAGCTGCATCTTCCTTCGACTTCAGCAACAAGGACTGCAGGCTGCTAACAGTCGAGGCCATTTCATTCCCCTGCTGCGCGTAGCTGGCCTGCACCTGTTGAATGGCCTGTTGGTTGGCGGCCAGCGAGGCGTCGAGTTGGGCCTGTGCTTGGGCCTGTGCCTGCGACGTTGCGTTGGCATCAGGTAGGCCGCTCCCGTCCTGCCCACCCTGCGCCTCCTGTGCTGCTGCGGCCCGCCGCCATGCCAGGGTCTGACTGGGGATCTGCCCCCACCCCATGTCCCCTCCTAGAGGCCCATCCTGATAGACCGTCTCCATCCCCGAAACAGCCCAGCCTGAATCTTCAGGAGGCTTTGCCCCGTAATAGATGCTGTAGTCATCATTGTTGAAACCAAAGGTCAGTGCCATGGCTTTAGTCCGTCAGGGAATGGAGGAATCGAATCACAGAACGTTGCCCCGACTTAAAGCGAATCTCATCAATCGAGTCCTTTAAGTCGGGGGTCCGTTCGGGATAGAGCCGATCAAGTGCTGTCAGTGCTTCACGGGTGAAACCCCTGGCAACGAGAGTCCTTAGGGTGTCGGCGTCGGGGGCATCCACAGCTTGACTTGATGGGTGCCGAAATTGTACTCACCGATTCGCAAGATGCGAACTAGTCGCGCCTGCGTCGTTGCAGATTCTCGGGGTCGGTCCATTTTCCCTTTCTTCCCATAGACAGAAACAATCGTTTCCCAACATCCCACGGGGTCGGCAATGTCGAGTCCTGCGATGATTGGCTCCGCTGTTTTCTCACCAACTGACGGACAACCGGGGATGCCATCCGTCGCGTCACCTGTGAGGATCTGTTGGTAGAAGAATCGTTGGGCTGCTTCATCATCGACATAGGATAGTTCTTTATCAAGCCATACATGATGGCCGGGGATCTGCTTAAGGTCTTTGTCACCTGAGGCTACGACGTAACCCCCGTCCTGGTAAATACCAGCAAACAAACCGATAAGATCATCGGCCTCAATCTGATCCATCTGAAAGGCACCATCGCAGTTCTGCATAATCTCCTGCAACAACGCCTTGTAACCCATGGGCTTAACGCCTTTGCGGGCTGCCTTGTATGCAGGGAACAGATCACGCCTGAACTGGGAACGTGATGTAAAGCAGTGGATGGCATCTTCAACCGGGACGCCTGATCTTGCCGATAGTTCGGCAACGTACTCCCAATAGGCAGCGCGGGCTTTTACTCCATCAGACCAGTTGACCCATACATCATCGTCAAGTTGACATTCAACAGAGGCTGAGGAACATGCCCTGAATAGCAGCATGTCTGAATCGAGAAGGAGTTTCATCGTTTGAATCCGTTGGGTATAACGCGGCGGTTCCACCGCTTAAGAACATCACGGGCACGTTCGTAGTGATCGGCCCCCTTGTGATCTATGTCTGATTGTTTGGCCATACAGCTACGGCAATAAACCATGACTTCATCCATTGGTTGATCCTCAATCGGTAGATGATCGTGAATCAACGTACTACCTATGCCCCCGCAAAAGGGGCAAGGCTTGACGGTGAACAACGGCTTGTCGCTCATTGCGTTACCTCCTGAGGTGTGCTGGGCTCTTGTGCATCGAATCCAGCCAACCATTCCCTAATCGCCTCACCAGTCGGGGTCTTGGCTGGCCAGGCGATGAACCGCAGTAGTGCCTTGCGGTCTGTGAATAGTCGGCTGGTGTTTGGCTTCCAGGCGATGAAGCCCTCACCGTTCCATCGGTCATGCTGCCTTTCAATAAAGACAGAACCTGGCACAAGGAATCGGTTGCAGCGGGTCATTGCTGTTCCCTCTGCGCGGCGGGCTCAGCCAGGGCGGCGGCCTGGGGCAGTGGAATGGCGCTGGCGGTGGCCATTGGCTCATCCAGTAGGGATGGCGTGGGCAAGGAGGACCCAGCACGGGAAGGAAGCGCGGAGATACGCAAGCCGACCAAAATGCCCTTAGACCCTTCCTCTCTGAACCAATCGGAAAACGAGGCGTGCGGGGCTGGAGGCGGGCCATCCAAATAGCAGTTGAGCACTATTGGTTGTGATTCAGGCATGGAATTCTGAGAAGTGTGGTGGTTGGTGATCATGTGATCTGCTTGTTGGTCAATCATTGACGGGATGGCGAAAGGACTTCATAGAAACGGCAGGACTCCAGGTAATGCAGGACGGACATAGCCCCCTGCCTACCTGTTGGTCGATTCTTTTTCAACCAACACGTTGTCATGTTGGCCTCAATAGGATCTTCCGCTTTGGGGTTACGTTGCAGCATCACAACATAATCGGGGATCTGTGCCAGGGACTGTGAGCCCCGCAGTTG